CGCCCAGGCGTCGCGGATCTTCTCTTTGACCGGCGGCGGCGCGACTGCGGGGTGCGCCTCGTCAATCACCGAGCCCATCTGCGTGCAGACGTCGACAGCATCGTCATACTTGCCGCCCGGGAAGCGGAGCAGCTGGTCCAGAACCCGATCGCCACGATCATCCTTGAGCAGCGAGACCTTCCGCATGCTCGCCATTGACTGAAACGGCCTTGCCCGGATCACCTTGTTCGTGACGCTGGGTATCCACTCGAGCCGGCAGTTCGTCTTCTGCTCGCGCATCTCGCGAACCAGTGCAGGCCGTATGGCCTTCTCGATGACGCCCTTCTCTCCGAAGAAGCACAGCGGCTTCCATCGGCGTACGAGCACCAGCGCGTTGTTGATCCACTCAGCCGTGTCTTTCTGGCCGTACCACCAGTCCAGCTGGGCCAGCGTGTTTCCGGCGCCGTATCCCCAGACGCCTATTTCCGTGAAGTCTCCACCACCGTCCGTCACCGCGAAGTCCGAGGTGATGTAGATGTGCCGATTCTTTACCTGCTCCGGCATCATCGACTCATGCCGATGGAACCATTCGCGCTGGAATAGCGTACCTTCTTCCGGCGAGGGCTTGCCCTGATAGAGGCTCGACCACGTCCGCGTGTTCGTTTCGAACGGCTTCCAGTGCTCCCTCGGAAACCACTCCGGCCAGAGGTATTCACCTACCGGCCTGCCCAGCGGATCGTCTGCTCGGTCAGCCTTGGCCGGGATGCAGATCACCCGCCACATCTGGCCATCACGGCAGAGAATGTCGCCGCTTTCACCGTTCCAGTCTTCGGGCAGGATGCCACCGGCCAGATCATCCTGGTGCCAGCGGGTTTGCACGATGATGACCCACCCACCCGGCTTCAGACGGGTCAGCAAGTCATCCTGAAAGGCGTTGGCGGTCTTGCGCCGGATAGTCTCGCTCTCGGCGTCTTCCCGGCCCTTCACCGGATCGTCGACAATGATCCCGTTCGCGCGGTTGCCGGTCATGCCGGCGAGTATGCCGCCAGCCATGTACTCGGACGAGTTGGTCATCGACCATTCGTCAGCGGCCGAGGATTCCTTCGTGATCTCTACGTCGAAAAGCGCCTGATAGCCTGAGGACCGGACCAGCTGGCGAGCCCTGCGGCCCTGCTTGCGCGCCAGATCCGAACCGTAGCAGCCCAAAATGACCTGCGTGCGATCATGCACGCCCATCAGCCAGGCCGGAAATACGACACTGCAATAGGTCGACTTGGCCGAGCCCGGAGGCATGAATACCATCAGGCGCTTCAGTTTGCCGTCCGCGATATTCTGCAGCGCGGTCAGCAGCACGTCGTGGTGGATCGCTAGAGCTTCGACCTTGATCGCGTGAAAGCGGTCTTCATCCTCGGCTTCCGTGATCGGAGCGCCCGGGATCTCCACCATCCGGGCAAACCATTTGATGTCCTGCCGCGCCAGCTCGCGCCGGGCAGCTAGAACATCAGCCTGTGTGAACCGGTATTGAGATTGTGGCGAGGGTTTCGAGCTGCGCCTTGTTGAGCTTTGAGACATCAATCCTGGACTCTATCGGCGCTCCGTTCGGGCCGCTTAGCTCGGTTGCGGTTGTTTCTTTCCAGCCCATGCGGCGAGCGGCCCACAGGCTGCACGCCCAGGACTCGCCGCGCTTGGCCGCCTCGAAGATCTTGCCGCCAACCACCGCGTTTGCTTCACCGGCGCCGAAGTCGAGTTCTTCCTTGTAGAAGTTGTGGAGCGTATCCAGCCCCATTTTCAGAACGCCTGCGATTTGGGAATGCGGGATTCCGACAGCGGTCATCAGTTTGATGCGAGAACGCAATTCCTCGCGCGGGTGCTCCTGACCCTTCTTAGGCCGGGACATTTACCATTTTCTCTCTGGACACCATTCCGGTCTCCCTCAATCTGTTCGCGCTTTGGGAGCACATTGCTATGAAACCTGATCGTTGGGCTGACCGCTGCATGGAAGCGCCCGCTTATTACACAACCAGCCGTTTCCTGGGCCGTGGACGCTATGACACGCGCCAGTTTGATACGCTTGATAAAGCCAAGGCCGACGCCTTGGGTGATCGCCGCGCAATGATCTACGTGGTGACATCAGAGGGCTTCAGCGCCCACCTCGGCGGAACCCGGTTCCTCTAAGTCGCCAAACTCAACCGCGCCGCACGCCTTTGCGGCTTTCTTTCCGTCGCCCTTCACAAATACCAACACATTCTGGTGCGTCTTGCCCAGCTTGCGGCTTGCCGTGAATTGCTTGCCGGCGCGGATAGGCAGCGAACCCGCCGCTGTGACTAAAATCGCCTCGTTGTAAAGCTTGGCTCCCGCCGCCTCGAATGCGCCGATAGTGTCGCTCACAAAGTTCCGGTAATTGCCGTTTCGGTCGCGAAAGTCGCCCACCACGAAGCAGGCAAAGCGATCCTGCTTCAGCTTGGCGAACGCGCCTGCAATGATCTGCCGGTAAACCTCAACGAACTTGGAATGCAGCATCCCCGACAAATCGTCAGGGTGATCGCTGTAGACTTCCAGATCCCCATAGGGCGGGCAGCTAAACACAAAGTCGGCTTCACACTTCAGATCGGGCAGCAGCGCCGCGCTATCGCCAGTAACCCACGTCGGCATGACGCCATCGGTGCAAATGCGTTCGGCTTGTTCGCGGTTTGCCGCTACCTGCTCGGCACGAAGCTCCAGGCCGACATACTCGCGGCCCAGCTTCGCTGCCACGATGCCGCGAACACTTCCACCGGCAAAGGGGTCAAGCACCACGCCGCCCTTTGCGCTGAACCAGCGGTAAGCCAGCTCGCAAAGCACGGGGTCAAAGATGGACGTGCCAGTCTGCTCATCCTTGCCAGCCCACGCATCGCCGCCAGCATTATGCTGGCGGAACGTGCGCCCCGGGGCGTTTCCGCTGCCGCCTGGGCGGGTTGAACTACCCCCCCCAACGACATGCTCTCCTCGCATCAAATCTTGCCCAAAGGTGCGGGCGAAGGATTTAGTCATTTGGCATACTTGAAACTTGGGCCTTTGCGGTAGATGGCGGTTTTTCCGCCCCCGCCCGGGACCGCGCCATTGCGCTCCGCTTTGCTGCCTGATCCGCTGAGGGCTTGAGGCGTTGAACCGTCTCGCTCATCGTCAACTTGTCGCCCCCCCCCTGCCCAATTCGCTTTGAATGCCGACCGATAGCCACGCGCGCTTGCGGGCCTGCCACCATCCCTCGCGGGCGTTGAGAACCGAGAACGGCGCCACGCCGAAGCGTTCGGAAAGCGACGCCCCGCCAATGTCTGTCAGATCGCCATCAAGCGGGCCAAGCAGTTCATCCAGATTGCCGAAGCCGATGAGGTCCATATCGAACCCCATGTCTGCAATGTCGTGCAACTCAAGCGCCAGCATTTCGCTGTCCCAGCCCGCGTTTATCGCAAGCTGGTTGTCGGCCAGGATGTAGGCCCGCTTTTGCGCCTCGCTCCAGCCGGAGGCGATGATGCACGGGACTTCCTCGATCTTCAGCTTGCGGGCGGCGAGCACACGGCCATGGCCGGCAATGATCCCGCCCGTCTCGTCAATCAGGATCGGGTTGGTCCAACCCCACTCGCGAATGCTGGCCGCTATTTGGGCCACCTGTGCCTCTGAGTGCGTTCTGGCGTTGCGGGCGTATGGAATAAGCTCTGCCACCGTTTTGCGAACAGGAGCATCTGCAGGCCACTTTATGCGGCTCTCGCGCGTTGTTGTTATGATTTGAGACGTATTCGCAGGAATACCCTTGCTTTGTGGGGCTTTTTTTGACTTCGGCTGTTCGGACAGGTCGCTCACGTCCCCACATAGCTCCCGTAATCGTCCCGCCCGGAGCAGTTGGGCTCCACGAAGCGGAACTTCTCGATCCTTACGCGTCCGTCTGATGCTGTGATTGTCAGTTCAGCGTCGCTTCGGGAATCCACGGCGGAAACTGTCAGGGTGACCTGCGTTCCTGAGATTGCGCGAGTGACGGTTCCGCCGTCAGCCTCTACGGTTGCTGAGGCGATTGTCGCGGTTCCAAGCCAATGGCTCAGGTCGATAACTGGCGTGATCGTCTCGCCTTCGAAGATTTGGCAGGTGTAGCGGCCTGTGCGATCATCGAAGCTGAGGCCTCGAACCACCCTGCGGTTATTCTCCCGAACGCGGATGAAGAGGTCGGGCATTTGGCGTTCCTAAGCCCTCAGCTGGATCGCTTCAGCGTTGCGGGCGTCTTCAGCTTTGATGACGCAGCGATCGTCGCGCTCGGCTATGTCGTATGCGGCGCGCATCTGCTTCATCGCCTGCTGGAGGATGATCTTGCGGCGGTCGGGGGAGAGCTTGTTGAAGCTCTTGGAGAACTGGAGGGTTGCCTTGCCTAGGCCAGCCATGGGAGCGCGGAGTTTGGCGAAGGTGGTGATCATCAGTCTTTCGTGGTTCCGACCGAAATCACGGCGTCGTCGCTGGTTATCGTGTTGACGACTATCCTTGCGATCAGATGCTCTGGCCCAAGATCCAAGCTGCCATCAATCATATGGACTTCGCGCTTCGTGCCGTCACGGTAATGAACTGTGACCGGCGGAGCGGTGGCCGTCGTTGCTGCGACGTTGATGTACTGCGTCTCGGTGAGCAGCTTCGTCATTTCGATCTGCTCTGGCGTCGATTGATCGTTCACTGACGCCCTCCGAATTCCCGCTCGATCTTGGCCCGATATTCCGCCATCGTATCCTTGGAAGAGAGGATACTGCGCTGCAGCCTCTTGGCCTCTTTGACGTTACCCACGGATTGCTCGTAACGAAGCAGCAATTCTTCAAATGGAATTACGCCCTCCACGCCCGCTCCGTCGTTGATATATAAATCCAGCAGCTCGCGAATTGCGGCGACCAATTCTGCTTTGGTGGGACCTTTGTTCATACGCGGAATCTAGCGCGAAACGGGCGAATTTTCCAATGGATTTAGCGACCAATCATCTCGGCCTAGGCTTGTCTCTGGCGGGCGGGGTGGGCCTCGACGGTTTGGCTGGCGCGGGGCGCTGTGCCGCCTGTGCGGGAACCTTCAACTTCAGTTCTGGCCGCCCGTCTGGCGTGCCCGTGGGCGGAAGCTCTGCCGGCGCCTGCTTACGCTGCTTCAGCATCGAGTCCGCCAGTCGCTTCATGAGGCCCGGCGGGGCGCGCTGGACGACGATCCTGACGGGCTCCAATGTATGCCCGCCCATGATGCTGTCCGTCTCCGGGCTGAACGAGAAGCGGA